ATTTTTATATATACTATAAAAATCAGGACAAATAGGAACTGTGGAGAAAATACTTTATACAAATTAATAACTTATCTTAATGATTCAAGGTTTTAATATGCATAAAAACAATTGCGAACAACGCATAATCGACTTAGAACTGGTTATACCAGTTCAAGATTTGCTGTTCCCTATGATATTTAACATTATGTTTTTGATCATTGCCGTTAATCATGATTTCTTTGACTCCCATGCTATCACTCACGTGATTATTGGAGAAAATTTTATCATCTGTAAACGCGGTCTGCTTATATACTGGATATGGTGGATTAAAATGCAACTTAAGCTTCTGTTTGTTGGAAAGGTCTTCGGACTTAAATTTTCCATTCCGAATCATACTTTCTTGAGGCGAAGTCCTACCAAGGACGTTTTGAACAAATTCTCTTTGGATTGTAAGGTCACTTTTAAAGGTATCATTGACCTGATGATACCTAACATGAGTGGCGTATTACATCCAATCGATTTTTTTGTAGACGGCTTGTACCGTATAATCTCTCCCAAAGAGCGATTGGAAGCCATGTCTACGTATAAACGTACTAATCCGACTTTGCCGTTAAGACTCAACGAACTTGACAAATACGGAGAAAGATTTGAGATTTCTAATGAGGTTTCACGAGAGTTAGATTCTATAATGGATGAAATAATGGATGAGGTTTGCTCGGATAAAGGTTTTGATAAATTCCGTGATGACATCTTACACTCTACGCGAGGAGACTTTGATAATCTGCGCATTGATGGTTCATCTGCTGCGGGCTATCCATACCCAGCTGGCACTAAGCGTCGTGAAGTGTACCATAAAGCGATCGAACACGCACGTCTGCTGCTTGAAGATGAGCATTTGTTTGACGAATATATGCATGAGCATGTTTGGTACACCACTGGTAGGGCTAAGCTTCAGAAACTTGCAAAAGATATAGCTGCACGCTTGATATGTTATGGTGGTTTTGCTTCTATGGTTATAAGCATGTTATACTTTCAGATTTGGCAAAGCTATATGAACAAGATGAAGTGGTGTGCTGTTGGCATGTCATGGATGGACAAAGGTGCGGAAAAATTCGCTAAATTCTTTGGTGACGTTGAAGGCTTAGCTCCTAAAGGATACAAATATTGTGTTCTTGACATGAAATCATGGGATTCTTCTGTTGAATCAAATCATCTTGATCGGATTAATAAGTTTCATTGTGCCATTATGAACAAAGCAGGTGTCAATCAAGGATATGTTAGGAGATTCCATAAGATCATGAAAGACATGATCAACGCTGTTATTCTTATGCCTATGGGGTTCGTATTCCGAACTTATAAAGGCATCAAAAGTGGATGGGCTAACACTGCCAATGATAACACGCTTTGCCATGAAATCATATTTAGATATGTTGAAAGAACGCTAGGTGTTAAGATGCTGCATAAGCTGTATGGCGACGACAATCTTTTCCTAATTCCAGATCATGTTGAAGCAGAAGATGTCATCGCGGCGTATAAACGATGTGGTATTACTGTTGGAAAAATCACCGTATCTAGTCATTTAGCAGATACTGATTTTCTTTCTAAGAATATTATATGGCAAGATGGCGAATACTTCATTTTTAGGGAATCTGTTGAAACCCATGCTAGACTTCTCATGCCTGAAGAAATGGATCCATCAAGAAGAGATATTCCTGACGCTAGGATAGCCGCTGAAAAGTTGATAGGACATCTGTACGATAACCCTTTTAATGCCAATGTCCGCGAAAGTATTTATAAAATGCTTGAACACATTCATAAGCATTATCAGATTAACGAGGTGATAATTGATCCAGATGATATGAAGAAGGCTCCATGGAGGTTCATTGATGCTAAACGTGTTGCTGGTGTCATACCAATAATTCCAGATTTTGAAAAGATCAAAGAATTGTACGGTGTTGGACACGTGATGACCACTATCATATGGCCAGGGTTCAGTATACTGAGAAATCCGTTTTCCTTTGCAGAGAAAGACGCAAACATGGAGAGGTTTATTACGGCTCAAAACTTCTACAAAGATGTATGGGATCGTGTGCTACAGCTTACACCTAACAAACGTAAGAAAGCATGTAAGCAGGTATCTCCTTTTCTGAGTCCTACTAATGCTAAAGGATTTCATGGTGGTCGTTTCGAGTATGCTGTCAAACATTTCGGGATCAAATATTCGAGAGTTCTCGATTATGGATCGCATCCAGGTGCTGCTGCTTTTTCCATAGCAAAAAACAAGGAAGTCAATCTAACCTGTGTTACTCTATTCCCTCCGTTTGATAAACAACACATGCCTTACATTGTCAAGCGTGATGGTATCAAGATATGTGAATGTGATGTTAACGATTTCAAACCCGAGGGATCCTATGATCTTGTGCATGATGATGTTGATATCGTTGGCCCCAGAAATCAAGAGACTAACCAGAAACTTGCCATTGAAGGACTTAAACGGTTTAGGAAACATTTAGTTCATTTCAAGCAATGTCTTATGACTATTCATGAAGTAACACCTGACATCGTCGAAGAACTTTATGAAACTTACCGTCTATACGGCCATTTTGATATCGTCAAACCGATCTATTCTAATCCTTGGAAGCCAGAGTATATGGTTTATTTTAAGAAAAGTCCAGAACCATTAAGACGTAAAGGAGAATTCAATAAGAACGTCTACAAATTTCTTAATATGCATGCTAATGATATAGTTGTTTGGTCCGAAGCCCTCGGAGCAAACGCTGAATCGATTGCTATTGGAGGTTCAGGAACTGTGAACCCTCTACAAAGGGATCACGATTTCCAGAAAACATGTAACGATTTATTGTTCTCAGGTTAAATCAATTATGTCGTCTACCGACTGATGTATTGTTTTTAAAAAAAAAAAAAAAAAAAAGGAAAAAAAAAAAAAAA